GACAAGTATGTCAGAGGGTTTGTCCACCAGAAGCTGCGCAAACTAGCCGGGGAGTTCGACAAGCCGCGAGACCTAGTCATTGACGAAGTCTCGATGATGCACGCTGAGCAACTGGACACGATCTACAAGGCGATCTACGAGGTCAATGTAGGAGATGACGTCCACGCGCCGCTGAAATATCCGCTCGGCCTGACGGTGACCGGTGATTTTTGTCAGCTCCCCCCGGTGAAGGGACGCTGGGCGTTCCTGGCGGACTGCTGGCCGGAGTTCGCTGCCTCCACTACCCGCCTGACCAAGGTCTGGAGGCAAGCTGACCCTGGATTCCTGGACGCGATCAACCTGGCGAGGTCGGGTAACGGTGGGCTATCCGCCATGTGCCTGAAGAAGCTCGGCGCCAACTACTCGATAGCCGTGGACCTGAACTTCGACGGCACCACGATCGTCGCTAAGAACGCCGAGGCGGACCGCTACAATCAGCAACGCCTCCTACGGTTGACAACTCCCGCCTTCGCCTTGGAGACCAAGCGCTGGGGCCAGCAGTCTAGCGAGTGGAAGAACATACCAGACCGGGCTATCTTCAAGCCTGGCTGCCTGGTCATGCTCCTGGCGAACAAGCGCGATCCACTAGGCGGAGGCTTCCAGTACGTGAACGGTGACCTGGCGCATGTCGTCGAGTACAGTGACTGCGCCTCACTAGAAAACTGGAACGGTGAGTCATACGAAGCGCCGGCCGTCCTGGTCCAGAGCCTCCGCACACAGGAGACCTTCTGGGTGGAGCGGATCGTGCGGTTCAACAAAGTTAGCGACGAACCGGACGAAGGGACGCCATTTGAAGTGGACGAGGAAACCGGCAAATACATCATCGGCTGGGTGGACTGGTTTCCGATGCGCCTAGGTTATTGTTCTACGGTACACAAAAGTCAAGGTTTGTCACTCGATCGCATCCAGATCGACTGTAGGGACGGCTTCTTCGGCGCGCCCTCCATGGCCTATGTCGCCTTGAGCCGTGCCAGGTCGATTGAAGGGATGAGAATTGTGGGTAACGCCGAACTCCTCGCCCGGCGCATCAAGTTTAATCCGGCTGTAAGAGAGTGGTTGTAAACTGGACCATGCAAGCACCTACGATCGCCTTCTGTACCACCTGCAAGGGACGGGCTCAGCATCTCAAGCTGACCTTGCCAAAGAACCTTCTAGACAACTCATCCTACAGCAATTGTAAGTTCGTCATTGTAGACTACAACAGCCACGACGACCTGCTGGCCTACTTACGGACCGCGCACGAGTCAGCTATCGACTCCGGCCGGGTGGTGGTCTACAGCTATCGTCACCCGACTCCCTTCCGCATGGCGCACGCCAAGAACATGGCGCATCGCTGCGGGCTACTGGAGGGCGCCGACATCCTGGTCAACCTGGACGCGGACAACTACACGGGCGAAGGGTTCGCCAGCTACATCGCCGCGCAATTCTCCATGGAGCCTAACATCTTCCTCTGGGCCAGGATGGTGAAGGAGGGCGACGACAGGCTGCCGCGCGGCATCAGCGGACGGATCGCAGTCACCAAGCATGCCTTCCTGAACACGGGCGGCTATGACGAAAAATACGACACCTGGTCCCCGGATGACAAGGACTTCAACGCGAGGCTGTGGAGGCTAGGCTACCAGGGCCGCGAGATCGACCGGCGCTTCCTGGATGGCGTCCTCCACAACGACAAGATGAGGTTTAAGGAGTACCGCCACGTCCAGACGCACAAAGGGAGTGATCAGTTCGACCTGGCCGGCGAGGAGCACACGATCGCGAACTACGGGAACATCGGCCGCGGGATCGTCTATCGCAACTTTGGCGACGCGCCGGTTGAGTTGACGCTGCTGCCCACTCGGATCTTCGGCATCGGCTTACACAAGACCGCCACTACCTCCCTCCACAAAGCCCTTACTATCCTCGGCTACGACTCAGCGCACTGGACCAACGCGCACTGGGCCAAGGCGATCTGGCGGGAGATGTCCGAGCATGGTTACTCACGCACTCTGGAGGCCCACTATGCGCTGAGTGACCTGCCTATCCCGCTGTTCTTCCGAGAACTGGACCAGGCGTATCCAGGGTCGAAGTTCATCCTGACCATGCGCCAGGAGGACCGTTGGCTGAAGAGTGTGCGCAACCACTTTGACCCAGCTCATAACATCCACCGAGCTAGATGGGACACGGACCCGTTCTCGAACAAGGTCCACAGTCTGTTGTATGGGCGGAAGAAGTTCGACGCTGAGGTTATGCTGGTCAGGTATCGCAGGCATTATATGGAGGTCAAGGTACACTTCATGGATCGTCCTGCTGATTTGTTGGAGATGAACATGGACGCGGGCGCGGGATGGACGGAGCTATGTCACTTCCTCGGCCAGCCTGTCCCGAGTCTGCCTTACCCGCGCGAGTTCGCGACACAGTGGAATGAGGAAGAGGGAGGATCGGGGATCTAATGGACAGACGCAACATGTACAAAGCCGTCATCACCGAGCCAAACCATAAGCCTGGCCAGCCAGACGAGTACGGCACGTTGACTATCCCACCTACTGGCGTGCGGTTCGGTCATGGACCAGAGGAGCTAGTCACCTGGGCAATGGAGGCGTTACCTAAACTAACTGACAATGCTTACTGTGTCATCTACCGGATCGATGAAGTAGAGACACAGCAGATCACCAAGGCAGAAGCCGTCAAGGCTAAGGAGCTCAAGGCGGCGGCTCCAGTAGTCCAGGTCCAGGGGAGTACTTGAGAGGGGCCGCGCGATGAGACAACTATTGGAGGCGATCGCTGACCATCCTTGGGCGTTCATGCTCCTCTGTCTCGGCCTGAACGTAGTCATGAGTGGGCTGAAGACAGCGCTGGTCCGGGCTGGTGGCAATCTGTTCGGGATGATTCGGCTGGTGAGAGGACGGCGCACTGAGTGAAGGCGTTTATCGTAAAGGCTAAGTCGCGCAAGTTTACCAAACAAGCCGAGGTCATGGAGCAATTTATAAATCAGCCAAGCGTTGTCGAGTTAGTAGAACGTCGCATAGCGGACTACTTTGCTGCGCTTGCTGCTGGTAAGTCAGAAGCAGAAGCCTGTCGTGCTGCTGGTTTGGACCCCAGTAAGCCTGCACATACTTACGGCGAGCGATGATCTACCCCGGCTACCCAGACGGCGACCAGCCCGCCCTGATGACTCCTGAAGGCTCTGGCTCCTCTGGCCTCTGTTGCATGGGTGAGGCGCTCGGCCGCGAAGAGGAGAAGCCCATCGGCATCCTCGCCAGTCGCAAAATGAGCCTGTCCCCGGACACCCGCCTCCCGTTCCGCCCGCACGCTGAGGCTGGCTCAGTTCTCCAACGCGCCATCCGCCTGATCCCAGGTCTCGACCGCCAGCAGCTCCTGATCACCAATGCTGTCTGGTACCGTCCGCCAAACAACTACCTGGAGAACTCGCCATGGGAGCACGAGGCGATCGCCTTCTGCCGGCCGATGAACGAGAGGTTGTTCCGCGAACGTCAGCCCAAGGCCTTTCTCGCTCTCGGTGGACTCGCCATGCGCGAGCTGACCGGCATGACCGGCTACCGGCAAGGCATCCTCCTGACCCGCGGCTTCCCGGTTCCCTCCAAGTACGGCATCCCCTGCGTTGGCACCTACCACCCTAGCTACCTCCGCCGCGGCGAGAAGGGCGAGGAGCGCGAGACTGGTGCCAGGACACAGGGCGCGGCTGGCAAAGGCATGGACCTGCTCGGCGTCCTGATCCAGGACATCAAGCTCGCTCTGTGGATCGCGCGGAACGGCTGGCGGTACGAGTCCGAGTTCGACGTCGAATATCAGGAGCACGCCACCCTCAGCGACCTGGCCAACTTCTACAACGACGCCGCTGCCCACCCTGACCTCCCGATTAGCTGGGACATCGAAACCCGCGAGACCATCCGCACCGACGATGAGAGCGAGACCGAGATCACCGACTACACCGAGATCCACCAGATCCAGTTCTCCCTACGTCCACGCCAAGCCGTAGTCTGTGACTGGCAGGACTCGCCAGCGTTCGGCAGGCTGGTCAAGGCGATCCTGGAGCTCCCCAATCTCAAGCTGGACTTCAACGGTCGCCTGACTGACCGTCCCATCACCATCCGGTTCCTGCGCGACAAGGGATTCCAGGGCCAAATCAACGGCGCGCTCCACGACCTCATGGACATGTGGCATCATGCCCAGCCCGACCTCCCCAAAGGCCTCCAGCACGTGGCCAGCTTCTACTGCCCCGAGATCGGCCCGTGGAAGCACCTGGACACCTCACGTCCCCATTGGTACGGCGGGCGCGACGTGGACGCTCCTCAGCGCATCTGGGCGAAGCTACCCGGCGATCTGCAGAAGATGGGCCTCCACATCCCCCACTCCCGCACGCTCTGGGAAGGCTACGAGCGCCACGTATTCCAGCTTTCCACGGTCCTGGACAAGATGTCCGCGCGTGGCATCCCGGTCAACGACACCAAGCGCGTGGAGTTCGGCCTGTGGCTGGACGCGCAAAAGCTCAAGCTGGAGAGCGAGATCCAAGCTCTGGTAGCCGACGAGGTCAAGAATACCCATCCCAAGGAGGGGTACAAGCGCCTGCCTCCCGCTCTGCGCCAAGCCCTGATCCTGCGCCGGCTACAGGAAGGAGTGGACCCGGACTCCACCGATCCCCAGCACCGCTCGATCAAGGTCGGCGACAAGCTCTACGTCCAGCGCGAGTTCAGCCAGGTGGACCAGCTCAAGCTCATTGACATCCCCAGCTACTGCTGGTGTGAACTCCTCCCCTTCAACCCGAACTCCTCCGACCAGGTAATGCGCTACATCCGGCACAGGCGCGAGCTCGAGATCGCCGACTACATGAAGCGTGGGCACCCCAGAGAGAAGGCTGAGGAGCGCGCCAAATACCGCGTCCCGCGCAACCGCAAGGAGCAGAAGGACACGACGGACAAGAAGGAGCTACTCGCTCTCGGCCGGCGCGTCGGCGATCCACTCTTCGGCGCCATCGTACAGATCCGCGAGTTCAGCAAGCTCAAAGGGACCTACGTGGACGGCTGGAAGCCTGACCAGGCTGGCTTTGTCCATCCTACCTTCGTCTTTGCGCCCGCGACCAGCCAGCTCAGCTCGATCAATCCCAACGCGCAGAATGTGGTCAGCGAGCACTCCCGCGGTACGGCCATCTCCGAGACCCTGATCGCGCTCGCCGGCAAGTTCCGAGATATTATAGAAGCCCCTCCCGGCTTCACTCTGATCGAGTTCGACTACAAGTCCTTCCACGCGCTGACACTGGGCTTCTCCGCAGAGGACGCCTCCTACATCCGGGTCGCGCGGATCGACATCCACTCCTACTTCGCGGCTGTGGGCCTGCTACGTATCGCCAAGTCAGACGACCTCCTCGCCAAGTCCGACGCTGAGCTAGCCGAGTACCTAGCCTGGGTGAAGGAGAAGCACTCCGCGATCCGCAACGGACAGGCTAAGTCGGCGATCCTCGGCTACGGCAACGGGCTCCGCGAGCAAAGGTTGTACGAACAGAACCCGGAGTTCTTCGCGTCCAAGCGTGAAGCAGCCATCGTCCTCCAGAAGCTCGACCAGACCTTCCCGATCGTCGCGGCCTACCACAAGCGCACCATGGCCGAGGCAGCGGATCGTAAGTTCCTCCTATCCCCCTATGGCAACATCCGCCGCTTTTGGGAGGTCATCGTGAACAAGCCAGTCACCGACTCCTACCAAGCCAAGCCCGGCGAGCGCCTGTTCATCGATGGCGAGGGTCAGCGGTGGAAGGTGGGACACGGACCGGACGCAGAAGCCGCCATCTCCTTCCCCGTCCAGATGCCCGGCCACGGTCACTTGAAGGACAACATGCTCAGGCTGGACAGGCTAGGCTGGGCGGAGCGCTACGGCATGATCAATACGGTCCACGACGCGCTCTGGTTCTGCTGTCCCGAGTCACTCGCCGAGGAGTGCTATGTGAACGTCAAGCCCGAGATGGAGAAGCCGTCCAAGGTGCTGATCAACTCCGTCGCGCCTGAGGGACTGTGGTGTGCGGTTGAGGCGACGATCGGCAGGAGCATGAAGGAGCGGAGTAAGTTCAAGGTGAAGGTAGCGGCCTAGAAAGGAAGGCATGAGAGTCAAGCAATGGACCGACATATACGGAGTGACGCGCATAACTCCAATCCCGCCGAGCTGGCCTCCAGTCGAAGGAGAGACAACGGCGGACTTAGTAACCGACCAAGACTGGAAGGGTCGCCCGAGTGGAGGAAGTGGTACGTACATCCCAAGACCGGTGACTTCACCAAGCGAGATGACTTCGACAGGCGCGGCGGACGCAGGCCAGGGGCAGGAAGGAAACGCAGCCAGTGACTGAAGACCAAGAACGCATTAACCACCCAGCTCACTACGGCGGTGACACGACCTACGAAGTCATCAAAGTCATTGAGGCATGGGGACTGGGCTTCCACGCGGGCAATGCGGTCAAGTACATCGCTCGCGCCGGCAGGAAGGATGACGAACTAACTGACCTGAAGAAAGCGCTCTGGTATCTGGACAGGCTAATCGCGCAACTAGAAGGTAACCTGACTCTCACACGCGAATAAGTTAGGATAGCTACTCGGCTGTGTATCCGTCCACTGATCGAGCGGCACGTACTTACTTCCACTGGTCATGTTGGCGTACCACGCATTCACTCCGTCCACATAGTTCAAATACTGATTGTCAATGACATTGCTGAACCCCTGCGCCTTGGCTTGTAACTCCTCCTGTTGCTTCCTAAGCGCTGCCGACGCAGTCGCTGGATTCGAGTTGATCTCCGCGTCCACCGTCGCCTGCTCCGCCTGTACTCGTTTCAGGTGAATAGTCGCGTAGTCCAGCGCCATCTTTGCCTTGACCTTAGCCAGCATTGCAGTCTGTTGCATCTGCTGAGTAGTTGGTACTCCTGCAGGTGTCAATGGTGCCGCGAACATCGAATCCAGTGCTGCTACGTTACTTTGTGACATGTCTATGCTCTCCTTTTGTGTCTGACTTAGTAAGTGCTGATTGCGCATGGCCCACAGTGCCAGTCCAGTGAGGTCATGCAGGCCGAGCTTGGTGTAGATATTGCTGAGGACGACCTTGACTCCTCCGGTCGATCGCTTCAGGTCCCATGCTATGTCCTTGGTGCGCGTGTTGCCAGCGAGCAGGCTGCGAATAACCCGGATCT